GATATTAAAAACACCTCTATAGAAGACAGAGCCCTTTCCCTATTAGGTAGTGGGATTGCAGCCAGCAGAGTAGCTTCTGCTCTAGGAGTATCTGAGTCACGTATATCTCAGCTACTGGCTCAGGAGACTTTTGCAGAGCAAGTAGTTGAACTTCGTTATAATGGACTACAAGAGCATAACACTAGAGATGCGGCTTATGATGCATTAGAGGATAGATTAATAGAGAAGTTAGACAGAGCATTACCTCTAATGTTACGTCCCATGGATATACTCAAAGGATTACAAGTCTTAAATGCTGCTAAGCGTAGAGGGCAGTCAGCACCAGACCAAGCAACAGATAGGCAGACTGTAGTAAATCTAGTACTTCCTGCATCTATAATGCAGCAGTATACAACTAACATTAATAACCAAGTGATTAAAGCAGGAGACCAAGAACTGATCACTATGCAGGCAGGTAACTTACTTAAGCAAGTAGAGGAGGCTCAGAATGACTCACATGAAAAACTCAGCGCTACTCCTAACCTTACTAACCTCTAGAACTCCAGTAGTAATACATTCTGTTATTGCTGGCAAACCTGTGACTGCTGAGCAAAAACCTCATATGGAAGCAAATGTAACATCAGCTAGAGTAGTACTAGACAGGTTACTGGCTTATAAAGAATTATCAACTCCGGTTAGCTGTAACTACACAGCTAATATAATCTGTAAGGTGGTAAATAGTTAAGATGGCTATTACAGTAGAGAACTTAGGAGGAGATAGTACAGAGGCAGAACTACCTCAGACTATCACTAAACCTTCTGCGATATTACCTAAATCTTCTATATCTCTCCAAGATTTAGATGCAGAAGCAGATATGAATACAGACATATCTGAAGTTGGTGTATCTATAGAAGAGGCTGGTAGCTTAGCTAAGACTAGCTTAGACTTCTTAGCTGCTATCATAATGCCTACAGTATTTAAGTTCTTGTACCCTCCAGTATTCATAGCTGTATGGTTTTGGCTTATATCTTATGTAAAGGCACCTCGTACATTCCCTCAGTTAGCTCTGGGTTTGCCTCGTGGATTTGGTAAAACAACACTACTTAAAATCTTTCTAGTATATTGTATCCTTTTTACTGATAAGAAGTTCATACTTGTAGTAGCAGCAACAGCTAAACTGGCTGAGAATATTATATCAGATGTAGCTGACATGCTAGACGAACCTAACATTAAAAGACTCTTTGGTGATTGGAGGCTAGGAGTAGAGAAAGATACTCAATCCCTTAAGAAGTTTGGTTTTAGAGGTAGAAACATTACCTTAGCAGCTATAGGTGCAGAAGGCTCTCTTCGTGGACTTAATATTAAGAATGAACGTCCAGACATAATGGTATTTGAGGACGTGCAATCCAGAGAGTGCGCAGATAGTGAAACACAATCTACCAGCTTAGAGAACTGGATGGTTGGTACGGCTATGAAAGCTAAGTCTCCTCATGGTTGTATGTTCTTATTCATAGGTAATATGTACCCAACTAAGCATTCTATATTACGTAAACTTAATACCAACCCAAAGTGGGTTAAGTTTATAGCTGGAGGTATACTCTCAGATGGTACTTCTCTATGGGAAGAACTACAACCTATTACACAACTTATAGCTGAGTTTGAAAATGACTTAGCTATGGGTAAACCAGAGATATTCTATGCTGAAGTTCTTAATGATGAAAATGCTTCCGCCAATAATCTTATTGACCTTAGTAAGTTACCTGATGTACCTCATAGTGACGGAGATATACCTGGCGGGAACTTTATAATAATAGACCCTGCTACAGATAAGTTAGGAGCAGATGAGGTATCTATAGGTTACTTTGAGGTGCATGATGGCTCTCCTATCCTGATGGCTCTTCAAGAGGGTAGATTCTCTCCGGGTGAGACAATACGTAAAGCTCTTACTTATGCACTAACTTACAACTGCAGACTCATAGCAGTAGAGGCCAATGCTTACCAGTACTCTCTTCTTTACTGGTTCGACTTCTTATGTCAGCAGATGCAGATTATTGGGATAGAGGCAGTTCCGGTATACTCAGGCACTAGGTCTAAGAATGCTCGTATCCTAGAGATGTTTAAAGCATATATTGCAGGGGAGCTATATGTACACGCAGATGCTAAAGCAGCAGTGCACTTACAAATAACTCAGTTTAATCCTCTGCGTAGAGATAATACTGATGGCTTACTAGACTTACTTACCTATGCTCCTAAAGTTATATCTGACTATGGTGAGTTTGTAATAGCTGGTAATATCATAGAATCCCAGGACTTTGAAGCGTTAGAAGTATTGAACAGTAACTCTCCTTTTTAGTAATGCACTTATAAGTAAGGAACAACACCATGTCAGGCTCAACTTCTGTACCTTTGTCTGCTGACTCCCATGCAGCTTTCATAACTTATTACACTCAGTTGCAGGATATGCACCAAGAGCATAGGTCTAGTCTAAGGTCTCGTATGCAACAGATAGATAAACTCTATCAAAGAGAGCTTGATACAAGTGAAGAACACCTGCGAGCTAAAGCAGCTAATGAAGCAGGAGACTCTAAACGCTTCCAGAATATCACAGTTCCGGTAGTAGCTCCTCAAGTAGAGACTGCTGTGACTTATCAAGCGTCTGTATTTCTTACAGGCTACCCACTCTTAGGAGTTGTATCTGACCCTAAGTTTATGGATGAGGCAATGCAACTTGAGACTCTTATAGAAGATAACTCTATAAGAGGCGGCTGGACTCGCGAATTGCTTATGTTCTTCCGTAATGGCTTTAAGTATAACTTCGCTCCTTTAGAGGTATCTTGGGGTCAAGAGAAGACTACTGTCATAAGCACTGACCTTATTAAGAATCCTACAGAAGGAATTCCTACAGAAGTACTCTGGGCGGGTAATAAGTTACGTACTCTTGACCCTTATAATGTCTTTGTAGATCACAGAGTGCTTCCTACCGAAGTGTATAAAAAAGGAGAGTTTGCTGGCTTTACTGAGTCTATGAGTCGTATGGAGCTTAAGCAGTTTATTCAAGAGCTTCCTGATAAAATCACTGTTAACATTAAGGCGGCATTAGAGTCTGGCTACGGCAGCGCAGGCGCAGGAGAAGATGCCAAAGGATTATATACTCCTATAATTAACCCAGACATTAACCTTAATGATGTCTTTACTACTGGCACTAACTGGCTGAGTTGGGCTGGCTTATCTAGTATGCGTCGCCCTATTGAATATAAAGACTCTTATGAAAAGACTGTCTTATATGCACGTATACTACCTTCTGAGTTCTCTCTTGCTGTACCTAATCGCAATATTCCTCAGATTTACAAGCTTATTATTATAAATCATAAGCACATCATCTACTGTGAGCGTCAGACTAATGCTCATAACTACATACCTATCTTAATTGGGCAGCCTTTGGAGGATGGTCTTGGCTACCAGACTAAGTCCCTAGCTAAGAATGCAGAGCCTTTCCAGCATGTAGCTTCTGCTTTCATGAACTCTATCATGCACTCTCGTCGCAGAGCTGTGACTGACAGAGTCCTGTATGACCCTTCTCGTATCACTTCTGCTCACATCAATAGTGATAACCCATCTGCTAAGATACCAGTACGCCCTGCAGCTTATGGTAAGAACATTGGAGAAGCTGTATATCAGTTCCCTTATCGCGAAGATCAAGCTGGTACATCTATGCAGCAGATTCAGCAGATGATAGCTATGTCTAATAGTCTGTCAGGTCAGAATGCTGCATCTCAGGGTCAGTTTGTAAAAGGTAACAAGACTCTGCAAGAGTTTGATTCTGTTATGCAGAATGCTAATGGCAGAGACCAGATGGCTTCAATTCTTATAGAAGCTCAGGTCTTTGTACCTATGAAGCATATCATTAAGACTAATGTACTTCAGTATCAAGGAGGTACTTCTATCTATAATCGCGAGAAGCAAGTAGCGGTAGAAATAGACCCGATTAAACTGCGCCAAGCAGTGATGGAGTTTAAGATTTCTGATGGGCTTATACCTTCATCTAAGCTTATTAATGCAGAGAGTTACTCTGTAGCACTGCAAGTATTGGGCTCATCTCCTGAGATTGGAGCTGCTTATAATATAGCTCCTCTATTCTCTTACATGATGAAGACTCAAGGCGCTAAGATAGCAGACTTTGAGAAATCTCAGGAGCAAATGGCTTATGAGCAGGCTGTAGGTTCCTGGCAGCAAGTTGTGCTGGAAGCTATGAAGATTGGAATTGATGCAGCTAAACTACCACCACAACCTAAACCTGAAGAGTTTGGCTATAATCCTAATGGCAATAAACCAGCAGGTCAAACTACAGACCAACCAACAGCAGCTAACATAGAAGGTCAATAGCATGTCTGAACTAATTCCAAATTCATTTTCAAGTTATAACCTAACAGAGAAGGAGGTGTTACAAGGCTCAATACTATCAACACTACAAAAGCAAGTGCTTCAAAATCAATTAGCTGCCATAGCTGAAGAGAAGTTGCGCTTAGATTATGACCCTGCTAAAATTTTAGAGTTTGTTCAGCAAGATGCTTATAAGAGAGGACAGATAGACTTACTATCTTTCATCTTAGATGCATCAGATGCAGCTGAGCGAGCGCTATACAACCCTAATTACAACCCCGAAGAAGAGGTATAAAGTCATGAGTATTATGGATATGTTCCGCCCAGCACCCGTCGCTGCACCAGCTCCAGTTGCAACTCCTGCACAACCTGGAAATCTGCCTGAGGCTCCTACTAGTGTAGATCCTGCACAACCTAATGCAGCTCCGGCTACTACACCATTGACGCCAGATTCCCCTCTTGCACAGTATGCTACTCTATGGGATACTCCTACTAGTCCAGCCGAAGGCCCAGCTCCTATAGTATCTGCGCTAGACCCAGCTAAGTTACAAGAGATTATGGCTAAAGCCAACTTCTCTAACACCGTATCTCCGGAACATCTGGCAGCTATATCACAAGGTGGCGAAGGAGCACAAGTTGCATTTACAGAAGCTATGAATGCAGTAGCCAGACAGGTTATGACTCATTCTACTATGGCTTCTAATAAGATGTTAGAGCAAGCTGTAGAAAAGTTACAAGCTGCACAGGCAGCCTCCCTCCCTGAGTTGATGCGCAAGCATACAACAACTAACACCCTCACAGCAGCAAACCCACTCTATTCAAACGCCGCGATAAGACCTGTACTAGAAGCTGTTCAATCTCAGTTAGCTGTTAAGAATCCTACAGCATCTGCAGCTGAGCTTGCAACTATGGCGCAGAACTTCGTTAAGGTGATGTCAGAATCTCTCAATCCAACAGTTGTATCTACGCCTAATAGCCTAGAAGCTCAGGATTGGGATAAGTTTATGAACTAATCTTTTAATTTTAGGAGCTCCATCATGAGTACCGGTATCTTTAACACAAGTAACTTCACTACTGATCTGCAAGCAAAATCTTTTGCTCGTATGATTACTCGCCTCATGCCTAATGGCTCTGCGCCATTGTTTGGTATGACCTCTATGCTGCCAGAAGAGACTGCTGTTCAAGTTGAGCACGGTTTCTTTACCAAGACCATGCTGTTCCCTGAGATGGTTACTACTGCTATTGCCCTAGCAGCTGCTACCACCTTCGTAGTTGCATCTACCACTAACATCCTTCCTGGTATGATTATGCGTGTGAACTCTACTGGTGAGAACGTCATCGTAGATTCTGTTACTGACGCTACTCACTTTGAGGGTACTCGTGGGGTTGGTACGGTAGCTGCTGCTGATACTACTGCTACTGATGAACTGTTTCAGGTAGGTAACGCTTTTGAAGAAAGCTCTACTCGTCCTGTCGCTCAGAACATTATCCCAGTACGTGTAACTAACCTTACCCAAATCTTCCGTAATACCTGGGCTATCTCTGGTACTGCACAAGCTACCAATGTTATCGCTGGTGAATCTACGGATGCTGAGAACCGTCAAGATTGTGCTGCTTTTCACGCAGCTGATATCGAGAAAGCTCTCTTCTTCGGTCAGAAGTCTTCTGGCTCACGTAATGGTCAGCCGTTCCGTACTATGGATGGCCTTATCAGTATCGTAGGTAATGCCACCTATTACCCACCAAGTTACGGCGGTGTAGTTAATGTTAATACCGCTGCCGCTACTACTAACTGGACTCAGCTGGAGACTATGCTAGACCCAGTCTTTGACCAAGCCACCGACCCTAAAGGTGCTAATGAGCGTGTCTTGTTCGTAGGTGGTGCTGCTAAGGTGGTACTTAACAACGTAGGTCGCTTGAATGGTACTTACCAACTGGTAGACGGCCAGACTAACTACGGTCTGCAGTTCAGTACTCTCACTACCGCTCGTGGTAAGTTCCGTATCATCGAGCATCCGCTGTTTAACTCCAACTCTGTATGGGCTAAAATGGCAGTAGGTGTTGACCTCGCTACCTTCCGTATCGCCTATCTTGGTGGTCGTAAAACTCAGAACAAAGAGTTCAACTCCAGCGGTACGCAAGCTCAGGATAATGGCATTGATGCAGTTGGTGGTACTCTTACCACTGAGTGTACTTCTGTTATTAAGAACCCTCCAGCTAACGTAATCGTTACTAACCTGACGGCAGCTGCTGTAGGTTAATCTCTCCTCCACAGGGCAAGGATGCCCACCTTATATAATAGGTGTTACCATGACCGAAGAATCCAAACAAGTTGAAAGGCAGTTTAATACTTACATCTCTTCTATGCAATCCCATAAGATTGTAACGGAGACAGGTAAGTGCCTGCATGTAATTGGTGGCAAACTGCTTACCGATAATGAAAGTGACATTGCATTTCTGGATGATCAGATTGCAAAAGGCTTTCCATTCCTGCGTAAAGGCGATGTAGTTACTACGTCAGATCTTGACCCTATGGCCAGCCTGAGGAAGAAGATTATCGCAGAGTATCTGGCTTCGCAGCCTGTAGTACCAGCTGAGCGTGACATGGGTAGTACGGACTTGCAGAAAGTAACTCCTCTGTCCTCAGAAGGCGTAGCTTCTCTGCTGGAGAAAGCTAAAGCAGCTCAGCAGAAGTAAGTCTTTTCTATAACCATAACAGCACTAAGAGTGACGACAATGACCTTTGCCGAATTAGTTGCAGAAGTATATACCCTAACTAACCGTCCTGACTTAGTTGCTGAAACTAAGACTGCAGTTAGAGTCGCCACTCTTAAAGCCCACCAATCAGATTTCTACTCTAAAGATATACATGAGACAGGAGTTGTATTTCCTGCTTCTGCTTATATTCAGTCTTTAGACTATATAAGTCTCATTTCCAACTTCCGTGCACTTAAGTACTTCCGTCGCGTGGTAAATGCAAATGATACTTCTGGAGTACCCTTCTCGGTGCTAACTCCGGATGAGCTGATAGATTCTTATAACATACCTAAAGTTAATGTAGCTTATGTAGCAGGCAGAGTTATAGAATTCCGCTCAGCTGTAAGTTTCCAGTTTGGTTTAATGGGTTGCTATGTTAATCCTATTGTAAGAGAAGGCGCTTACGCTTCTTGGGTAGCAGAGCAACACCCCTATGTAATTGTATTCGAGGCAGCAAGAGTTGTATTTAAGGCTATAGGCTATGATGAGCAATCTGCTAGCTTTGAACGTCTTGTAGCTGAGCAGTTTGCTCTACTCAGAATGTCTGCTCTATCAGACGTTGGCTATTAATTAATTGGGAGTTTGTTATTATGGCAGGTGAAGCTAATGTATGGAGTCCTAGCATAGCACTAGTTGTAGATGGAGATTTCAAAGATGTAGCTGAGAAGTTAGTTGCAACTGAAGGGCAGACTAGTTTCACACTTACTACCTTCGAGGTTATTAAAGGATCTGGTGCTCTTAAGCTATATAAGAATGGCAGTTTTCTTATGCCTGGGGAGGAGTTCGTAGAGCTTACTAACTCCTCCTTTCGTCTAACAGTACCTTGTATAGCAGGAGATGCTATTATAGCAGTAGGTAACACAGGAGTTAACTCTGAGACTGCGCAGGCAGCGGTGGATTTGATTAATGCAAAGATAACAGTTTCCATAGCTGAACCTCTAGAAGGTGAAGGCACTGATGGAGATATTTGGTTTAAAGTAAGTATATAACGAGGAGATAGGTATGTCAGCAATATCAGATTATGCAGAGAAGTTAATGCTGGACTGGCTAATGACAGCAGGCGCAGCAGTTCGACCAACTACTTGGTTTGTAGCTCTCTATACAGCTGCACCTTCAGATGCTGGAGGAGGAACAGAAGTAGTTGGAGGTACAGGTTACTCTCGTCAGTCGGTAACTTTTGATGCCGCTGCAACTCCAGGAGGCACTACTCAGAATAGCGGCGCTATTTCTTTTACTGCTGCTGGTGGAAGCTGGGGAACTGTAACTCACTTGGGTATCTTCACTGCTGTTAGTGGAGGTAGTTTGTTGTGGCATGGAGCCCTTACTACTCCTCGTATCATGAACGATGGGGATACCCTGACCTTTAACACAGCTAACATTGACTTAACTCTGGGGTAAGTACTGTGGCAGATGGCGTTCGCATAACAGAGAATGGCAATCGTAGGATAACAAGTGCTGAGAATATTCGCATCACTGAGCACTACGTTTCTGCTTCAGCTTCTTTAGCTGCTACCTCTGCATTAAGTTCGTCTGCCTCAGTAACTAAAGCCGGGTTAGTTAATTTAGTTGGAGTTGGTAGTTTAACTGCTTTTGCATCTCTAGCTCAGGCCGGAGCTGCAAATTTAGTAGCTACCTCTGCGTTAGCAGCTGCAGGAGAAGTAACTAAGCTAGGAGTTAGTAATCTAGTTGGAGCCTCCTCTCTAGTAGCTGCTGGTGTGCTTATTAACATTGCACGTAGTAGCCTAGCAGGTTCTGGAGCCATAAGTTCTAGCGCCGCTATTACTAAAGCAAGTGCTTGTAGTCTCGCAGGAAGTGGTAGCTTAGTCATAGCTGCAACAGTAAGTAAGGAAGGAGCAGCTAATCTAACTGGGAGTTCTTCTCTCACTAGCTCTGCTCAAATAACCAAGGATGGACTAATTATATTAGCTGGAACAGGTGCACTATCTGTTGCGGCTAAAGTTACAAAGAAAGGATTTAGTAGCTTACTAAGTACTTCCTCCTTCATCATGGCTGGGAATATATCTAAAGTAGGAAGTAGCTCATTGGTAGGTGCAGGAGACATAGCTGCACTAGCTTTAAGAACTACTTATGGTAGTAGTAACTTAAGTGCAGCAGGTACTATGAGTCTAGCTGCTACTATAACTGCTCATACTTCTATGGCAGGAGTTACTACTTTAACCTCTTATACTACTCATGCTATGACAGCTGAAGCTATTCTAGTAGGAGAGGGTACTCTAGCTATTCCTAAATCCAGTATAACTGGTAGAGCTAATTTAGCTGCAACTGGCTCTCAGATAGTAGCCTCTACTGCTGCCTATCTTAGTCGCTGTCATCTGGTAGGAACAGCTAGCATTGCAGCAGTTGGCCTAAGAGAGACTTTCGGGCAGTGCTCCTTTAGCCCAGCAGTTAGCGCTATGCTAGCTAATGCAGAAATAACTAAAGAAGGTTACTTTGACATGTGGGGAGCTGGCTGATGGCAGAGTTCATTTCTAATATACGCAAGCGCATAACTGAGACTGGCGACTTCCGTGTAACTGAGGATGGAGTCTCTAGAGTACTTAGCGCTCCTAATGCAGGAGTGGGCGTGCTTGTAGCGGAGGGGGTACATACTTCCTATAGGACGCTACTAAGATATAGCGTAGGAGCCAGACAGACAGAGCAAGGAGTAAGGAGAGCTTTGGAGAGTGGAGATATTAGAGGGCTGGAATCCAATATCGTAACTGAGGCTTCATGGAGAGAGCCAGCTGCAGTATATGCTAGGGTTAGTGGCGCTTGGGTACCAGTTGTACTTGGGCGTGTATTTGATTTAACAACTTGGAAGAGGATGTACTGATGGCAGATATAAAGATTAGTGAGTTAACAGCTAAAGCAGCTGCTATGGCTGTTACCGATGAATTTGAAATAAACGAGGTTGGTGTCTCTAAGAAAATTACTGGCGCTAATATTGTATCTGGGGTTAAAGCAGACTCAGATGTCTTGCTAGCTAGTACTATGGATACTGCAGGGAAAGCGCAGGCTTATAATGCTAACATTACTACTGTGGCTGCATCCCTAGCTGAGATGCAATCAGGTACTTCTACTGACTTGCGTTCTATGTCTCCTCTGCGAGTACAGCAGAATGTGGATACTAACGTAACTGCCTTAGCAGATGGTTCAAAGGGAGCTATCGTTCAGAATGCTGCCTTAGCTGGCTATCCATTTACAACTCCCATCCCAGCAGGCTGGGAGCTACTTGATTCATGGGTGCCAACAGCTGTAGCATCCAAGGATTTCACATGGGATGAGTCGCTATACACCGACATCATGATTGTGACCGAGGGGATAATTCCTGCAACTGACAACTCAGTGTCGAGGATTCAGCTCGGGCACACAAACGGGACGGTATTTTTCACCGGTGCTGGTGATTACGCCGTGCGGGGGGAGGTCGTTAATTCGGCTTTCGTCCCAACTTATGGGAACAGGAGGTTCAATAACTCCTCTATCTCACTATCACTACACGAGTACACAGGTGAGTTATTTAGCGAGTGGGGGGTCGGAACTGCGGCTGGAGAGGGGATAAGCTCAACCATCACACTATCAGGAATGGCATCTGCACTGAATCAACCTGTCGCAAGGTTCATTTCCGCGTTCAAAGATTCTTCGGGTGTAAATTGGGCATGTTCTGGTATAGCTACCTGTCAAGATAACTTAGCAGACACGGCCATCTTTGATGCGGTCAGACTGCTGTGGTCTACTGGAAACTTCGAGGCCGCTGGTAAAGTTTACGTCTACGGATTAAAGAGGGCTTAATAATGATTGCTTATAAGTTAAATACTAAGTACTACGCAACTGAGGCTACAGCCATCAGAAACAATCCTGATGCTGTAGTAGCTCCAGCAGTAGTTGAATTAGCAGCTGGGGTCATGCGTAGAGAGTTAGCTAATGGAGAGTTAGTAGACTTTACCGCTGCTGAAGTAGTAGAAGCAGAGCAGGCGTTGATACCTCAGCCTCCTACTAAAGAGGAGCAAGCTAGGACTATTACTACTCGCCTAACTGCTATTGATGTTGAGTCAGTACGTCCTCTACGGGCTACTCTGGCAGGTAGTGCTACTACCTACGAAGCTGATAAGCTAGCTGCTCTCGAAGTTGAAGCTGCTGCTCTTCGTGTTGAGTTAGCTACTCTGCTTACTCCATAAGAGGGTTTGCTAAGTGCCAACCAAACATACCCTTCCTAATCGTAGAGTTAGTAGAGTCGCTAACTCGCTAGCTCAAGAAGTTCCTGAGGACGTGAATACCAGACTAGACCTTATATTAGAGCGAGTAGAGGAGCTTGCTTTACGCCAAGCTAATATGGCTGAGATTGTACTAGCTTGGAACAATACAAAGGGATTTGTTAATACGGTAAAAACTATATCAAGAGTTGTGCGTTGGATAACTCTTACAAGTATTGCTTGCGCAGGGCTTTGGTATTTTATCACTCATGGCACATGGCCGAAGGGATAAGTTAAATGACTACTTGGCAGTTTGGCGCAAACAGTGAGCGACATCTAGTAGGAGTGCACCCTAGCTTAGTCTCAGTTATGAGGCGAGCCTTAGAGCTAGCTCCTTATGATTTCGGTATAGCTCAGGGAGTTCGTACTATAGAGCAGCAGGAAGGAGAAGTAGCTGCTGGTAACTCTACTACTATGAACTCCTTGCATTTAGTCCAGTCTGATGGTTTCTCTCATGCTGTGGATATAGCTGTCTATGT